GCAGCTCCGGCAATGGCGCGCAGATCGGCAGCTCCGGCAATGGCGCGCAGATCGGCAGCTCCGGCAATGGCGCGCAGATCGGCAGCTCCGGCGATGGCGCGCAGATCGGCAGCTCCGGCGATGGCGCGCAGATCGGCAGCTCCGGCAGATACGCGAAGATCGGCAGCTCCGGCGATGACGCGCAGATCACCGTTGAAAACGCTAATAATGTGGTAGCTTGTGTGGGCAAGCGCGGACGAATCAAAGCGCCCGTAGGTACTTGGTGCACACTTGCCGAGTATGGCGAGTGGATCGGTGAGGGGTGTCCGTGCATTTGCGTTAAGTCGTTCGAGATTGACGGCGAGACGTACAAAGCGGATACATGGTATACGCTCAAAGACGGTGAGATCGTGGAAGTGCCCGAAGAATGAGCCTATACGATTTTGCGGATATCTGCGCCGTGCTCCCCGAACATTTGAGCTGCGCACGGTTTGAGGGGATGAGAGAAAAGCACCTCATGTATAGACACAAGGGCAAAATGCTTTTCTGAACGATGGAGCACTACGCGGATAAGAGCTATGGCGATTACGAAGTAATGATAGACGGCAAAAGCCAGTATTTCAAAAGGCTTTCGGACGCCGTCAAATGTTTCAACGGAGGGTGAAAATGACACTTTACGAAATTGACAAAAGCATAGAACAGCTTGCAAATGCTGTTGATCCGGAGACCGGGGAATTGCTGGTTGATAATGACGCACTCGACGCTCTAATGATGGAGCGAGAGAGCAAGATCGAGAATATTGCGTGCTACGTCAAGAATCTCGCAGCAGATGTAAAGGCACTCAAGGACGAGGAGACAGCACTTGCCGAGCGCCGCAAGGCAGCAGAGAAAAAGGCCGAACGCCTTAGGGACTATCTCGATTATGCGCTGCAAGGGCAGAAATTCCAGACGGCAAAATGTGCGGTTTCATTCCGCAAATCTCAGGCGGTTGAGCTTGCAGATGACTTTATAGACTGGGCGGAAAAAACAGGGAATAACACCTTGCTCCGCTTCACCGCCCCGGCGGCTAACAAGGTCGCGATAAAAGCTCTGCTTGTGCAAGGCGCAGAAATCCCCGGCGCAAAGCTGGTGGAGAACACATCCTTGATAATTAAATAAGGAGGCAGAAATGTCAGAGAAAAACATATATCAGCGCATGGCCGCAATCACGGCGGACTTACAGACCGTCGCAAAGAATCTGAGCGTGGAGACTGGGCGCGGCAAGAGCTATAAGGCCGTATCCGAGCGAGATATCATCGACGCAGTTAAGCCGCTTGAAATCAAGCACGGTGTTTATTCCTATCCTGCTGAACGTCACGTTCTCGAATCTCAGATACTCGAAAGCGAGAACGAATATCAGGGCAAGGTAACGAAGAAAACGACGTTCTACGAACGCATCAAGACCGTCTATCGCTTCTGCAACATCGACAATCCGGCAGAATACATAGAAACGACGACTTTTGCAGAGGGCATAGACAGCCAGGATAAGGGAAGCGGCAAGGCAATGACATATGCCGATAAATACGCGCTGATGAAAGCCTATAAGATCAGCACCGGCGATGACCCGGATCAGACGGCAAGCACAGAAGAGCGATACACACAGACGGCTCTAATATGCGCCGATTGCGGTAGCAAGATAGAGCCTATAAAGCTCAAGGACGGGCGCGTCTGGACACCGGCGGACGTGGTACGCAACAGTCAGAAAAGCTATGGCCGCAGCTTGTGCCGCGACTGTATGACCAAGATCAATGAAGCAAAGAAAGCCGTTAAGACGGCAGAACAGGAGGGCTAAATGCTTAACCGAATAACCATCATGGGCAGGATGACACGTGATCCGGAGCTGCGCCACACGCCGCAGGGAACGCCGGTTGTGACGTTCACCCTTGCAGTTGACCGTGACTATCAGAGCGGCGGCAGCGAAAAGCAGACCGATTTTATTGACGTCGTAGTATGGCGTCAGACAGCGGAGTTTGTCAGCAAGTATTTCACTAAGGGCAGCATGACCATTGCAACCGGTCGCTTGCAGATGCGCGATTGGGAGGACAAGAACGGCAACAAGCGCCGCAACGCAGAGGTGATCGCCGACAGTGTGTATTTCGGCGAGAGCAAGCGCAGCACCGGCACAAACGCCGAGCCGCCAGAGTTTGAAGAGCTGGAAGCGGACGGCGAAACTCTCCCGTTTTGACCTATGACACAGAACGAAAGAATAATCCGGCACTTGACCGACTACGGCAGCATAACGAGCAAGGAGGCAATGACCGAATACGGAATAATGCGGCTTGCCTCCCGCATTAACGACTTGCGCAAGCTCGGCTATCCGATAGTCGGCGAGACAGAGACCGGAAAGAACAGATACGGCGAGGCAACGCGCTATTCACGGTACAGATTGGAGGCGCGAGAATGCCGAACCGGATAATTAAAGAGAGCATCCACACGTCGGAGGACGTAAACAGGATGACAGACTTCCAATTCCGGCTTTGGATTTCGTTGATTACGTATGTGGACGACTACGGCAGAGGGGATGCAAGACCGGCGATAATCAAAGGCGCTTGCTTCCCCCTACGGGACAGGATAACGAATAAGGATATAGATGCCGCTCTGCGAGATTTGGCGGGTATAGGCTGCGTTGGCCTCTACGAAGTGGACGGAAAGCCCTACCTATACTTCCCAACATGGGAGTCGCATCAAAGAATCCAGACGAAAAAATCGCGGTTTCCTGCACCGCCTCACGGTGAACCACCGTCACCGACGGTGAGCTGCGGTGAATCACCGCCTGAATCCAATCCGAATACGAATCCAAATCCGAATACGAATCCGAAAGAGAGCGCGCCCACGCGCCACGCTCACGGGCAATATGGCTGGGTAAAGCTAACGGATAACGAATATTCACGCTTGCTTGCAGACCTCGGAGAAACCGAACTTGCCCGCTGCATCGCTTACGTAGACGAATCGGCGCAGTCCACGGGCAACAAAAACAAGTGGAAAGACTGGAACCTCACCGTTAGGAAATGCCACCGTGACGGTTGGGGACTTAACCGGAAGTATACGCAGCCCGCGCCGGTGGCGACGGCTGACAGGTTAGCCGAAATGATACGGAGGGGGGATTTCGATGACTGAGCGAGAATCGGCGCAGATCATAGGCATTATGCAGACGGTATATCCGGACAGCTTCAAGAACTTATCTGCTGATGCGCTCCGCTCCACGGTCAAGATATGGGCTAAGGTCTTTGAAGACGACCCGGCAAGCGCCGTGCAAGCCGCCGTGATGGCACACATATCCGCGTCGGCAGATAGATTCATGCCGCCGCCGGGGGCTATCAAGCAGCGCCTTATTGGCATGACGACCAACGCGGACATGACGCCGCAAGAGGCATGGCAGTTTGTGAACGCAGCTACACAGCGCGGAATCTATCACGCGAAAGACGAGTTTGACAAGCTCCCGCCGGTGGTTCAGCGGATCGTTGGCAGTCCTAACCAGCTGAAAGAATGGGCGATGATGGACGCGGAGACAGTGCAGAGCGTCATAGCGTCGAACTTCCAGCGCTCATACACGGTGAGGGCTGAAAAAGAGCGGGAGTACATGGCGCTGCCGACCGGAGTAAAAAACACGCTGGCCGAAATATCCGGGAAGCTTGGCTTTGCGGCGCTGCCGGGAGGTGCGAATGAAGATTGAGAGCGCCCGGATCATGGGCAATGACCTCATACTTACCGCTTCGATACCGGACGCACGACGCTTTGTGTACGGCTTTAAGCCGGGGGAGTATGAGATATCCCCGGCAAAGAAAAAGCGCAGTCTGAACGCCAATGCGTATGCGTGGAAGCTTATCAACGACATTGCGCTTGCCGTTCGGGAAAGCCCGGAGGATGTATACCGCGAGGCGCTGAAGAACATCCCGAACATCTGCGAGGTGCTCTGTGTACAGGACAAGGCCGGTGACACGCTGGACGCAGTTCTGGAATATGCACGCAGCGCAGCTATCCCGGCAACGGTGGCGTCGGTACTTCGGCTTTATACCAGCCGCGGGCAGATGAATATAGGTTTCCTAAGTGCCAAAAGGAGATGACTTATTGACATACATAGGTATAGACCCCGGTGCAAAAGGCGGGCTTGCAGTGGTCCGCGACGGCGGCATAACCGTTGCCCCCTATGAGAAGAGCCGGTACATAGAAATTCTGTCCCGCGTCCCGCCTGATTCGGTGTGCTGCCTTGAGCACGTTCACGCGATGCCCGGACAGGGCGTTACGAGTATGTTTAACTTTGGTCAGAACTTCGGGTGGGTACAGGGAGTGCTTGAGGCAATGGGCATATCCTACGAGCTCGTACAGCCTCAGAAGTGGAAAAAGGAATTTTCCATTACCGGAGACAAAAACAGCTCGATCATGGTGTGCAAGCGGCTTTTCCCCGGAGTGTCGCTGCTGCCGACAGAAAGATGCAGAAAAGATAACGACGGCATGGCAGAGGCTCTGCTCATGGCCGAATACGCCAAAAGGCGACTTTGAAAAGGAGAAGAAAATGTACGAGAAAATAGTAACCAGTCAGGTAGAACTTGATGCAATACCGGTAGATTACAACGGCAGAATAATCATTAAGTTTGGCACGCTATACAACAGGGCGGTCGTTAACAAGAGATATGCATACTCCGTCGTGGCGAGGGGCAACAGCTCCGTCGTGGCGAGGGACAACAGCTCCGTCGTGGCGAGGGAAAACAGCTCCGTCGAGGCGTGGGACAACAGCTCCGTCGAGGCGCGGGGCAACAGCTCCGTCGAGGCGTGGGGCAACAGCTCCGTCGTGGCGAGGGGCAACAGCTCCGTCGTGGCGAGGGAAAACAGCTCCGTCGAGGCGTGGGACAACAGCTCCGTCGAGGCGTGGGGCAACAGCTCCGTCGTGGCGTGGGGCAACAGCTCCGTCGTGGCGAGGGGCAACAGTTTTGTCGTGGCGAGGGGCAACAGTTTTGTCGTGGCGAGGGGCAACAGCTCCGTCGAGGCGAGGGGCAACAGTTTTGTCGTGGCGAGGGGCAACAGCTCCGTCGAGGCGTGGGACAACAGCTCCGTCGAGGCGCGGGGCAACAGCTCCGTCGTGGCGAGGGACAACAGCTCCGTCGAGGCGAGGGGCAATGTTAAAGTGTCCGGAAACGCTCGTGTCGTGTACAACACCGGCAACATCACGGATTGGGCTGAAGGAAATGATATCCCGATCATTGACGGTAAAATCATGCTGTACAAGGCAGTGCATAAGCGTGACACAGAGTATGTGTCGGATTGGGATAAAAGCTTCTTTTACGAAATCGGCGAAATGGCAGTTGCGAACGGCTTCACGGCTGATCCGGAAGAAGATTGCGGAGAGGGTATACACATGGCAACAGCAAGTTGGGCTTGCGCGTATGCGCAGAGTTGGGATGATATAGCACTGCTTGAACTTGAGGCGGACGCGGCAGAGATTGTTGTACCGCTCTACGAAACCGGCAAAGTACGTGCGCCAAAGGCAAAGGTTCTGCGCGAGGTTCCGCTTGAAGAAGCGGGCTTGCTCGGCAAGATGATTGCAAAGCGTCTGAATCGCTGCAAGGCAGTAGGCCCGGAGACGGGAGAAATCGTATAACGGATGGACAAAGAACAAACTGCAATGGAGCGGCTGCGGCTGGCGTCGGATATGTCGCTGCGCCTGTATCACCGTCCGCTGCTGCTGACTGACAGCGGCGGCAAGGACAGCGCCGCGGAAAGATGGACGGCTCATGGAGTATGGGTACTACTGGCGTTGATGTATTCCACTGGTGGATGGAGGACGGCGTTCTGCCGGGGCAGTTAGAGATTGAGGAGGATGAACCGTGACCAACATTAACGCTGATGTGCTGGCAATCAACTCGGTGCGCGGCGATGAATACTTCACGCTTGAGAAAGACGTCCGCATTATCGCAGACAATCTCATCCCGGATCTGAATATCTGGTGTCCGTTCGATACAGAGAAGAGCCACTTTCCGCACGTGCTGCGGGAGTACGGTCACACCGTGACGGCAACGAGCAGCGACTTCTTCACAACGGAGCCGCCGCCCGGCTGCAATGCTGTTGTCAGCAACCCGCCGTTCAGCCGCAAGAAAGAAATCCTCCAGCGCCTGAAGGATTTGAATTTGCCGTTCGCGTTGATCCTGCCTTTCCTGTTTCTGAATGATGGCGTACCGCTTGACTATGGACACCAGATCATACTCTTTCGGAAGCGGATACACTTTATAATCCCGGAGATCGGAGAGCTCAACAAGCCACGCACCAACTGCTTTGTGTTATCCAACGGAATACTCAAGAACGATTTTACGATAGTGAGGAACTGACAGACTATGAACGAAGCTAATGTTAACTATCTCCCAGATGTGGAGTTTCGAGGCCATATCAGCGATACGGACAACTGCGTTTGCTCCGGCTGTCACAAGATGGACTTCGTCTTCAAACTAACAGTACCGGAGACAGGGTATCACGATGGTAAGCGCCTTTCAACGAAGTATCACGAATACTGGATGTGCGATGACTGTGTTACGAAGCTTGCACAGTGTTTTTGCACAGAAGTAGAGAAAGTAAGACAAAGGAGAGCGCTATATGGCTGAATACATAGAGCGGGAGGCGTTTCTTGACTACATGAAGGGAACGAGCCGATATTTTAACGTAAAATTTGACATTGAAAATTTTCCTGCTGCCGACGTTGCACCGGTGGTGAGATGCGAGAACTGTACGAGCGGCATTATGTCAGATGACAACAAATACATAATTTGTTGCAGACTTGGTTTTGGTATGGAGCTTGATGATTTTTGTTCTTATGGTGAGGGAAAGAACGGAGGCAGTGACTATGCGACCGATTGATGCTGATGCATTGAAAAAGCGTGTAAAAGAAAGCACGGCAATTCGAAGCGTAAAGGTTCTTGCGGCAACGCTTGTTAATACCGCGCCTACGATTGACGCCGTCCCTGTAGTTAGGTGTAAAGACTGTAAATATGCATACTACTATAACGAAGAAGGTTGCCATGGGTTTGTTTGTAATGGTTATTTTCAATATGCTGACGTTGAACCAAATGATTTTTGTTCGCACGGAGAAAGGAAAACAACATGAGACTTACGACAAATACTCCACAAGGCAATTTAGAACAGTCGCTGAATCTGTTCTATGCCAAAGACGGCAAAACGTGGGTGCGCGGATACGGAGAGAACGGTACAGACATCGCCCTGCTTGATTTAATGCGAAAGCTTATATGCCGATATATGGAACCAGACGAGATTCCGGAAACCATGTCTGATGAGGATGTTATGTTTGCAATGGTGGATTGGCTGTATGGCGGAACCGATAGCATGGAGGGCGTGTTAGCACTTCTCTATCTTGCGGGGTGGGTATGCGCGGAGTTGCGCGAATGCCTCAAACGCTTTGAAGACGAGGAGGACGCACATGAGTGAGCTAACCTATATGGACTGCTGGAACTTCGTGGCACCGCGTGAGGTAAGATATGATATCAAAATCGTCACCAGAGACGGCAAGCAACACAAGCTGTGAGGAACTGTACATAGCAAATGAGAAGCTTGCAAGAAAATGTCTGCTCCGGTTCTTCCCGGCGCTTGCCAACGACGAAGATGTTTTGCAGACTGCTGAAAATTGTAATCGGCCCCGGCGCCTACCTGCCGGAACGTGCGCACGATCTTGACGCGGGATATGATCTGCGCTCACCTATAAGGGCTTATGCCCCGCCGTACAGCAGCGCCGTCATTGATACCGGCGTACATATCGAGATACCGGAGGGCTATGTCGGTATGCTCAAGAGCAAGTCCGGGCTGAACGTCAAGCACGACATAACCAGCGAGGGTGTTATAGACAGCGGTTACACAGGGAGCATATGTGTCAAGCTCTATAACCACGGTCAGAACGCTTATGAAGTCAACAAGGGTGATAAGATCAGCCAGCTTGTAATTATGCCGATAATCACACCGGAACTTGAGATTGTAGACCACCTTGACAACACCGAGCGCGGAGACCGCGGCTTTGGCTCGTCTGGCCGCTGATAGGAGCGCAGGGAAATGACCGATGAAGAATACGTGTTCCGCTCTGAATGTGCAGACCGGAAACGCGTAGCACGTGGGAGCTTCAATAAACGCTCCCACGCCGGAAAGGGAGGCAGAGTCAAAATGCCGTCTGATTATATGACGAAAAAGGAGCGTGATAAGATGAACGGAGAAGTACAGAGCTATAACCTCAACAGCCCTATGAAGTGGGCACAGTTCAAGCGAATGCCGGACGACATCAAGCGTGAATATCTAAGCACGATCATAAGCAAGTACAATCCGCAGCAGAAAGCGCTTGCTGAGATGTTCGGGGTAAGCCGGAATACAGTTTGCTCTATGTTTAAGGAACTGGGCATACCCTTTAGGAGCAACGTAAGCGAGGTACGCACGGGGCGAAACGATGCGTTCTGGGCATGGGTAAACAGCACGAACGAGGTTATGCAGGACGTGAGTGAAGAACCGTTACCGGTGGTGGAGGTTGCAACGCCGACAGAGCCGGTCATAAAACCGGCAGAAAGCCCCCGAAGCTGCCCCGTGGGCGTGGGAATACCAATAAACGGCGTGTTGGAGTTCTCCAATACCACAGCGCAAGACGCATTTAACGCGGCATATGCGCTACTTACGACGGCGGAACTGCAAAAGCTGGTTATAACATGGGAGGCGGCGCATGAGTAAGCCGCGTTACAAATGGTGGGGCTTTGCCAAAGCTATCATCCGTGCGTACCCGGCACACTGCGACGATCTCAAGGCGCTGCGAGAGCAGAGCATAACCCCAGCGTATAGCGAGGCAGGGCACGGCTCGGAGGTTCACCGCACGTCTGAGGACACGGCACTATGCGAGCTGCCGCCAATCGAGATGAAAGAATATGTCGCCGTCGAGAAAACCATACAGACGACGTTACGGACGTGCACTGACGGCGAAGAACGCATGAGACTGATAGATATGGTGTTTTTCAGTAAGACACACACGCTTCAAGGTGCGGCGATGGCGTGTAACATCAGCTACGGCACGGCCAAAAATTGGCATAACAGGTTTATCGAGCAGACGGCAAGAAATTTTGGGCTGCTGTGAAAGTTTAGCCTAAAAAGCCAAGGTCAAGTGGTATAATGTGTACGCTCAGAGAGCGCCGGAAAGCACCGGCGCTCTTTTGCTTAACCGCAAGAGCGTGAACTTGACGACGTTTTGAGCACGATCACGGCGGTGGGTTTACCTCCTTTTCACACCGCCCAAAGAGTAGGAGCAGCTACGGCGAGGGACACCATAAGCAGTGGAGGGGGCTATGGATATAATCACAATGAGGCTTGACGATCTCAAGCCATACAGCAACAACACGAAGGAGCACCCACAAGAGCAGATAGACGAGATAAAAGAATCTATCGCCAGATACGGGATGAATGACCCTATTGAAAAGGTACGGCAGACATGGTACAATAAACGTGGCAAGCCCGTGGTGTAAAAGGAGCATACCGTGATAGCGGAGGTAACGGTTCGATTCCGTTCGCTTGCCATTTTTAATTTAACAGCAATCGTCGTTTTGATAATTCAGAACGGCGATTTTTTATTTTCAAGGGAGGGAGGGTATGCCACGCAATCCCAAACAGGACGAGAACTTAAAAAAAGGACGCGATACGCAGTTCAAAAGCGGCGAGATGGCGGCGAGAAATGGACGAAAGGGCGGCATAGTCTCAGGAGAGGCCAAGAGAGCTAACAAGAGCCTTGCAAGCCTCGCAAAGTCGATAGCGCAGCAGCCCGCGCCGGATAAGCTCAAGGGGCAAATAAAGCGCGTGGGGCTTGCGATAGACGACGAGGACATGACGTGCAACGCCGCTATTGTTGCAGGAGTGTACGGAAAAGCCGTAAGCGGGGACGATAGAGCCGTTGACCGTTGGGAGACATGGACGAGCGAGGGCACGGCAGACGATAAGCCGTTCAAGATACCTGCTGAGATAATCGGCAAGGCGTTTGTTGATATAAACCGGCAGATAGTGCCGAACAAGTCATACATATTCAAGGGCGGGCGCGGCGGCTTGAAGTCGTCGTATATCTCCGAGAAGATACCGGAGCTGCTTATAAACAACCCGACAATGCACGCTTGCGTTGTCCGAAAACAGACGAACACACTTAAAGATAGCGTTTACTCGCAAATACAATGGGCTATCAACGAAATGGGGCTGTCTACTGACTTCGATTTCAAAGTTTCGCCGGTCGAGATAACATACCGCAAGACCGGGCAGAAGATATACTTTCGCGGCTGTGACGATCCGGTAAAGCTCAAGTCATTAAAGCCACCGTTTGGCTATGTCGGTATTCTCTGGATAGAAGAACGCGATCAGCTCGCGGGAGCAGCGGAAGAACGAAGCGTGAGACAGTCTGTTCTCCGTGGCGGCAATGACGCTTATTTCTTCGGCTCATATAACCCGCCGAAGAGCCGCGCAAACTGGGTTAATCAGCAGCTCTTAGAGCCGGACGAAAACCGCATTGTACATCATTCGTCATATTTGGAAGCGCCGCCGGAATGGTTAGGTACTATGTTCCTCGACGACGCGGAACACCTTAAAGAGGTAAACCCGGCAGCTTATGAGCATGAATATCTCGGCGTTTCCAACGGTGACGGCGGCAATGTGTTTGATAACATCGAGGCTCGGCGCATTACTGACGAAGAGATAGAGCGGTTTGATAGAATATATCAGGGCGTGGACTGGGGCTATTATCCGGACATATTCGCGTTCGTGCGCGTGCATTACGACGTCGCGCGAGAGACGATTTATTTTATAGACGAGCACTGCAATAACAAAACCAGCAATGCAGATAATGCGGCATGGATAAAAAAAGCAGGGTATGACGATTATCCGGTAACGTGCGACAGCGCGGAGCCGAAGAGCGTTGCAGACTTCCGAGCAAGTGGCGTAAATGCGTTCGAGGCGATAAAAGGCCCCGGCAGCGTTGAGTACGGTATGAAGTGGTTACAGATACGAAAGATGGTAATTGACCCAGAGAGAACGCCAACAGTTTATAAGGAGTTTGTAAACTACGAGTTTGAACGCGACAAGGACGGGAATGTGATAAGCGGCTATCCGGATAAGGATAACCACACCATCGACAGCACAAGATATGCCCTCGAAAAAGTATTCAGAGTATACGGAGTAAAAGCATAAATGAACATATACGAAGTGTTGCGGGCGCGGGGCTATACTACTGTGCCCGAAAGTTTTTATACGTACATAGAGAATTGGAAAAGCTGGTATGACGGCTATGTTAAGACGTTCCACCGTTATAAGGTGTGGAACGGTATGAAGTCTGTCCCCTGTCGCCTGTACTCGCTCGGCATGGCAAAGAAAGTCTGCGAGGACTGGGCGAATCTATTGATGAACGAAAAGGTTAAAATCACCCTTGAGGGCAAGAAAGAACAGGCGTTCATTGATGATGTTTTCAAGCGAAACAATTTCGCCGTCAAAATAAACGAAATGCAGGAGCTGAAAGCAGCGCGAGGAACGACGGCATACGTGCCGACGGTCTCTAATGTACAGGTCGACGGCCAGACCGGCGCAGTAACCGGCACAGATGGAGAGATACGTATTGATTACGTTCCGGCTGATTTGATCCTGCCGCTTACATGGGAAAACGGCATTGTTACAGAATGTGCGTTCGGTAGTCATAAAGCTGTTAAGAAAGACACGTATCTGTATATCTGTATTCATAAGCGCAGCGAACGCGGCACGTACGACATTGAAAATCTGCTATACAGAGACACAAAAGGTAGCCTGTCCGAAGTTAACCTTGCGGATGTTCCGGAGTTTGAGAATATCCCGCCTGTTGTGCATACGCCTTTTACACAGCGGACGTTTGTTATTGACCGGCTGAACATTGCAAACAATGTTGATCCGACGCTTCCGATGGGCATAGCGGTATTTGCAAACGCCACAGATCAGCTCAAGGGCGTTGATCTTACCTATGACAGCTATGTAAATGAGTTTCAACTCGGCAAAAAGCGCGTAATGCTCAAGCCACAGGCTACGACGAATTTCCACACGGGCGAACCGCTGTTTGACACAAACGATGTTGTTTTTTATGTGCTCCCGGAGGACGGGCAACCCGGCGATATTGTCAAAGAGATAAACATGAACCTGCGCACATCAGAGCACAACGCCGGTATACAGGATATGCTTAATCTGCTGTCAAGCAAGTGCGGCTTTGGTGAAAACCATTACAAGTATGATAATGGCAATGTCAGCACGGCAACGCAGATCATCAGCGAAAACAGCGAAATGTTCCGCACGATAAAGAAGCATGAGATCATTCTTGAGGACGTACTTGTCGAGCTGTGCCGAATCCTTCTACGTATGGGCAACGCCTATATGAAATTGGGACTTGATGAAGATGTTGAAATCACAATAGATTTCGACGACAGCATTATAGAGGACAAGGAAACAGATTTTTCCCGTGATTCCCGCATGGTGCAGATGGGCATTATGAACCATTGGGAATTTAGGGCTAAATGGATGAACGAGGATGAAGCGACCGCAAAGGCAGCGTTGCCAAAGATGGAAGACCTTGTATCAGGTGAAAATGAGTAATGCCGAAGTATCCAATTACACCGGAGTTTATGCAGGAACTCCCGGAAGCTATTGTTGTTCTATATGAACGGCTTGCCGATTACCTCATAGCCGATATATGCAGCCGGTTCAAGTATAACGAGACGGCGACGGCAACGACGATCCGGCATATAAAGCAACTGTTGAGAAACGGCTATGACCTCGATAACATCAATAAGTACATCAAGAAAACGCTGAAGCTCACCGACGCGGAGTTCTCCAAAGCTTGGAGTACCGCGCTGGGCGAGAATCAGCGTTATTTTGATGCTGTCGTAACGGATCAAACCGGCTTTAACCGTGAAGCGTTCGACAGCACGATAGCAGCCATAGCTGCGCAGACAAGCGGCGAGCTGCGCAACATTACGCGCACAATGGGCTTTGCCGTGCGTGTAGCCGGGCAGATTCAGATGCTCGACCTCGATGGAATGTATGAGCGGGTTCTTGATGATGCGCTGATGAAAGTGCAGAGCGGGATCAGCTATAACGTGGCTATCAGAGAGGCGACAAAGCAGCTCACAGACAGCGGAGTGCAGTACATCGAATACGCTTCCGGATGGCATAACCGCGTTGACGTCGCCGCGCGCCGGGCGGTTATGACAGGGGTAACGCAACTGTCACGGCAGTATAGCGAGCAGACCGCCGAGCTGCTTAATACGCCTTATAGAGAGGTCACAGCACACAGGGGCGCACGTGATAAGGATTATCCTAATCCGTGGAGCAGCCACAAGAAATGGCAAGGCCGCGTGTATTCGATACACGTCAACGACAAATACCCGTCGATATACGAAGTCTGCGGGCTTGACCAAGTGGACGGCCTATGCGGCGTTAACTGCCGACATTTGTACCATGCCTTTGTTGAGGGCGTAGCAGAGCGGACATATACCGACGAAGAGTTAGAAAACCTCGATCCGCCGCCGTTTGAGTTTGAGGGCAGGAAATATACCATGTACGAAGCGACGCAGAAACAGCGGCAGATTGAAACAGCACTGCACAAGGTCAAGCGCGAGGCGATAGCCGCCAAGGCGCGCGGCGACGACGAGGAATACACAAGCCTTGCAGTACGCTATAAGCGCCTAAACGACGAATACCACACATTCAGCAAGGCGGCAGGGCTGCGTGAACAGCTCGAGCGGGGAAACATCCCGGAGTTCGGCGTATCTGAGTCGAAGTTGATCAACAAACAATACAACGTGCTTGCCAAGCAAGCCAACGGAATGTATAATACAGGTAGTGAAAGCGGTAATGTTGATGCGTATCTCCGTGACCTGCCTATCCGGCAAAAGATAAAGAACGAATATTCGCATGAGATGAACACCGGACGGCAGAACGGGCATTATGTCGGCACGAATGAGTACAATATGTATGCCCAGAGGCAGCAGAGACAAGGCTTATACGGCCCGAGTGTTGTTACCGCAACGCAGGATGAACTAACCGATCTTTTTAATAAGTATTCGGGTACAGGGCTCATATTGAGAGACAAAAAAACCGGGATATGGAAGCAGTCAGAGCTAATAACTGCCAACGACAAGATTATTGGTAAGACAGTAGGTTTATATACCGGGGAATGGATTGATACAACCTGTTTTACGATTCATTATAGTCTGAAAAAGGGCTGGCACATTGTTCCCGCTTATGCGGATGAGAAAGGGACAAAAGCTGATGTATGATATACACTCCATAGCACCGTTTAACCTCAAATTAGTTTCTGTGAAATTGACAAGCGGGAAAGAGGTTAAAGGCGTATGCCATGTTTACAGTGAGTTAGACGATGAGTACGATAAGTTCATAAACTATATCGTAGTAGGGACGAGCTCTTTTGTTGATCTCGCAGACATCGCGGAAATAACCGAAATATAGTTTTTAAGCACTGTGTAAACACACGGTGCTTTTTCTATGCCCATTTATCTAAAAGCATGACAGAGAGCGAATACACCTCCTTTTCCTTTCTTCTCCTTTCTATGCCCCAAGCGGTGGGGGATATAAATACCGCGTCGCTACTGCTCAACAGCGGCCATGCAATATATAGCGCAATGGTGTAATGGTAACACAACGGCCTTTGACGCCGTTGTTGTGGGTTCAAATCCCGCTTGCGCCGCCAACACGGAAACGCTGCGCCGACGAGCAAGGCACGATCCAACGTTTCAAGCGTTGCGGAATGGTTTTCCGATGGGACACCGTTCTATTTAGGCGAAACGTTATTTTAATATGTTCATTCAGTGGTTATTGCAGAAATGCGATAGCCACTTTTTGATATGCCGACGGGCACAAAACGGAATACGCCGACGGGCGGTAAACGGAGGTTTATTTATGGCAGAAGAGAATGTCAACACCAACACCGGCGCTGCCGGGAGCGAACAGACCTTTACACAAGCGGAGGTCGATACCATTGTTGCGAAGAGGCTTGCAAGAGCCACGCGCGGAATGCCGAGCGAGGACGAGCTGAAAGCATATAACGCTTGGAAAGCAAATCAGCAGAGCGAAGCGGAAAAGCTCAAGGACATTGAGAAAGAGCGCGACACCGAAAAAACGGCGCGCCTTGCCGCCGAAGCAAAAATCACGCAGTATGAGAGAGAAAAGTATCTGACATCAAAGGGCGTGAGCGCTGACGAGCTTGAATTTTACTGTTTCAAGATCGGGCAGAAAGCGACCGATACTGTGAGCTTTGAGAAAGCGGCAGACGCTTTCCTCAAGGAAAGAAAGCCCGCGGGTGTGCGCGTGGACATGTCCGCACACGTCGGAGGCAGCGCCGGGGGCACAAATGGTGCTAACGACGCAATGAACGCCCTCATAAGGGGCAAATTTAGATAAGTGAGGTATAAACATTGGCTACAAACATTGTCAACAGAACTGACCTTTCGGGACTGATCCCCGAACCCGTAACCCGTGAGATAATTCAAGGGGTTACCGAGGGCAGCGCCGTCCTCCAAATGGGGCGCAGACTGCCCAACATGACCAGCAAGACCCAGACCATGAACGTGCTGGATATGCTGCCTACTGCCTATTTCGTCAACGGCGATACCGGCATGAAGCAGACCACTAAAATGAAGTGGGACAAGAAGAAAATCTATGCCGAAGAGATCGCCGTTATCGTGCCCATCCCCGAAGCCGTCCTTGACGATGCGGATTACGACATCTGGGGTGAGGTTCGCCCGCGCCTTGTTGAGGCATTCGGCAAGGTTATTGACAGCGCTATCCTGTTCGGCACGAACAAGCCCACTTCTTGGCGCGATAGCGTCCTTGAGACCTGCAAGAAAGCCGGTTCCGTCGTTGCGGCAACTCCCTATATCTATGATGATATCATGGCGGAGGGCGGCGTTATCGCCAAGGTTGAAGAGAGCGGCTATCTCGTCAACGGTATCATGTCTGCAATCCAGATGCGCGCCAAGCTGCGCGGTCTGAAAGACCTGAACGGCGTTCCGCTCTTCAAAACCGATATGCAGGGCGCTACCCCGTATGCGCTTGACGGCTCGCCTATGTACTTCCCCCGCAACGGCGCATTTGACACCACCAAGGCGCTTATGTTTGCCGGTGACTGGACGGAGCTTGTCTACTCCATCCGTCAGGATATCACTTTCAAGATATTCGATCAGGGCGTTGTGCAAGACCCGTCTGATAACTCCATCGTGTACAACCTCATGCAGAATGACATGGTTGCGCTGCGCGCTGTCATGCGTCTTGGCTGGGAAATCCCCAATCCCAAGAGTGCATACAACGATAACATCGCCAATCCCTGCCCGTTCGCGGTTTACGCCCCTGCCGGTACTGTCAGCACCGTTACCGTCGCTCCGGCGACGGCTTCCGTCGCTAAGGGCGCAAGCAAGGTGTTTACTGCGACTGTCGCAGGTGAGGGCGCTGTGTCTAACGGCGTTCTGTGGAGCGTTGCTGGCAGCTCTGCCGTCAAGGCGGGCACTAAGATTGACGAAAACGGCAATCTGACTATCGCTTCCAATGAGACCAACACTGCACTGACCGTCACCGCAACTTCCAAGCAGGACGGCACTAAGACCGGCACAGCGGCTGTTACCGTCTCTTGATAACCGGAGGTGAGCGTGATGTATGCTGATTACACATATTACACGACCACCTATCTCGGCAGCGCACTAACCGAAGAAGAGTTTGCCCGTGCAGCAACGCGGGCAAGCTCCTTTCTCGATTATTACACGCGTGGCAAGGCTAAAACGTACACCGGCGACGAGCTGAAAATGTGCTGCTGTGCGCTTGCTGAACAGTATCAGATCATAGAGAACGCGCAGACGCAGAGCATGAGCGGCGGCGAGCTGCAGAGCCAGACCGTGGGCGCTTGGAGCAAGACATATAAAAGCGGCACGGAGACGGCAGCGGCAGCGCGTGAGACGCTGGCCGGTATCGCAATGCAGTATCTCGGGCACACCGGACTCTTATACCGGGGAGGTGGTTGCTGTGTTCCCTCATGTTGTGACTGTTTTTAACATATGGGAAGATGACGACCTCGACAAGCACTATAACATCACGATACTGCGCGGTGTGCTGCTCGATATCTCAAAGGGCGCTAACATCGCGAAAACGGGCTTGTCAGACGCGGACGCGGCGACGCTCTATATTCCGTTCACCGTCACGGCAGAAAGCACCACGGGCGATGTGAAGCGCTATAAGGAGCCGAAAGCGTTCTATGCGGCTGACAATCCCGGCGAGTTCTGGACGCTTGACAGCGGCGGCGAAAGCAGCTCCACATCGACGTATTTTGCCAAGGGCGAAATCTCAGAGCAAATGAGCCTAAAGGAGCTGCGGCAGGCGCATGAATATGTCTATGATGTGTCCACGGTCGATATCCGGGACTTCGGCGGGGATATGGCTCACTGGCAGGTGGGTGGCAAATGAAAATCACGCTCAAGATCAAGGTTATCAAAGGGCGCGAGTTCAAAGCAGCTTGCACCGCTGCCGAAGCCGTCGTTGCTACACAGGCGCTCAAAGACACGACGCCTTATGTCCCGGCGCTTACCGGGGCATTCTCCAATCTCGCCCGCGTCGACGGTAATGAGATCGTTTATACCGGCGATCAGGCCGCGTATTTATATGCCGGTAAGGTCATGGTAGACGAAATGGGGCGTCACGCAGTGTATATCAAGGACGTGGGATGGAGACATCGCAAGGGCGCAAAGCTCCACGCGATTGATAAAGCCCTTGTGTTTACGACGGATATGCATTCAAAGGCACAAGCACACTGGATGGAAGCGTCTTATGAAGAAAACGCTGAGAAGTGGGCGCTTGTCGGAGAAAGAGCGGTGAAGTTGTGGCTTGAATAAAGAAGAAAAACCGAAAACGTTAGTATCTGCGTCGGAAAACGCAGATGTGAGCCGCGCAGTGCGGAAATGGCTGAATACGTACCCAAATAAACCGCTGTCCAAGCTTGACTTTGAATGGTTAGGCAAGAGCAGCGGTCTTTGTATATCCACCATACAGGCGGCGTACAAGACCAAGCAGTTTATAGACGGCACATATCAGGCACAGTACCAGTTCAAAATCATTTACCGCACGACGGCAACAGACGCCGACGAGCGCATAACTGCTGACGAGGTGCTGGATAAATACGGCGAATGGGCAGAGCAGAACAGCGGCAGTCTGACCATAGCCGACGGCATTACCGTTAAGAAGGTCAAGCGCGATACGGCGGCGGCACTTTTCGCCCGATATGAGGGCGATGTTGAGGATCATCAGATCCTTTTAACTTTACTTTACGAGGTGATTTAAAAATGGCTGAATATACATGGACTACCACGGCGGGACAGGCCGTAGCCCGTGAACTGCTCATTGCTTACCTTAATACCGGCACTAATGAAAGTCCGGTATGGTCTCCGCTCGGTAAGCGCGTCGAGGACAGCTCCGAGGAATACGACTGGTCTACTGAGAGCAAGAAAGACATACTCGGCGATACCTACGGCACTATGAAAAAGCCTGTTATCACGCAGAGCTTCGAGCCGTGCGAAATGGACAGCGGCGACGCCGCACAGCAGCACATCTGGAATCTCGCAGTTGTCAAACAAGACGCTATGGCGCTTGCGGCACAGGATATGCTGATCGTTCACAGTTACGCCGGGTTTGCCGAGCGCTACGAATCCAGCATGATCGAGGTAACAGGTCTCGGCGGCGAGGGCGGCGGCAGTGCCGGTATGCCTATAACTGTCACTTTCGGCGGCAAACGCACTATCGGCAGCGCCACCAAGGGCAGCAATGGCGCAATCGAGTTTACACCGGCGGCAGCATAATCAACAGGGGCGCGGTAATACGCGCCCCTTGCTTTTTAAGGAGGGAACTATGGCGGATAAGCTTGTTTTCACGCCGGATGACGGCATACAGGAAATTTCGCTTAATAATAAAGTCTCGGTATGGCTCAACCTTACCGACATAGATTTCGTGGAGCGCGTTTTTGATGCGTTCGATGCGATGGATAAGCAGCAGGATAAATATCAGGTGGCACTCAAAAACGAAGCCGACGCAAAGACCGTGTTTGCAACTGCACGCACTATGGACGCTGAGATGCGCGAGCTGATAAACGGCCTTTTTGGTTTTGACGTATGTACTCCGCTTTATGGTCGTATGAACGTGTACGCAATGGCGGGTGGCCTGCCGGTGTGGTGTAACCTCATGCTTTGCCTTATAGAGAACATGAACGATACATTCACGGTAGAGAAGAAAGCCACTAATCCCAAGCTGCAAAAGTACCTCGCGAAGTTCAAAAAATGATTTATTCGTTGCCTATGTCGCTCAACGTGGGCGGCGTTGACCATGCCATACGCACGGATTATAGGGTCATCCTCGAGCTTATAGAGGTTTTGAACGACCCGGATTTCTCCGATGCTGACAAAGCGCAAGCAACGATAGAGACGATTTTTCCTGAGTGGGAGACGCTTTCGAACTATTCGGAAGCACTTGAAAAATGCTTCTGGTTTATCGATCTCGGACAACCGCACGGCAAGAAATCCGCTCGTTTGGTGGACTGGGAAAAAGATTTCCCGTACATCATCGCGCCGGTAAATCGCGTTCTCGGCTACGAATGCCGCTCAGTCGAATATCTCCATTGGTGGACGTTCATGGGCGCGTATATGGAGATTGGCGGAGACTGCGCATTCTCGCAAATCGTCAATATCCGTTCTAAGTTGGCAAAGGGTAAGAAACTTGAGAAGTATGAACGCGAATGGTTAAGGCAGAATCGCGAAATCGTAAATCTTCCGCAAAAATACACGGCGGAAGATGAAGAAATGTTGAAGAAATGGACAGGAGGCGGATAAATGGCAACTGAATTGAGATTCCCGGTGGAAATTGACGATGGCCAAGCCGCCAAAGAGCTTGACAAGCTTGCAAACAAGATGGACAAGCTCAAAGAAAATATAGCAAAAAATGAATCTGCGCGAGCGCCAATAGTTGAACAGCTCAAGGAGGCGCAGGACGCAGCTGTTGAAGCATATAACCGCGTCGAAGAGCTGAAAGCGGCGCTTGCCGAGAGTGAAGCAAGAACAAGCATAACCGGTAACGCTGACCCCGGTACTTATATTGCTGAAATCCAACGCCAGACTCAAATTAAGGCCGAGCTTGCAGAGCAAGAAAAAATCATGCAGGCCAAAGAAAAAGAGGCGCAAAAGCTCGAAGCACAAGACAGTAAGATACTCGATGTGCTCGCGCAACAGACGGCAGAGCTTGAGCAAGCGCAAGAACGCGCAGGGAAGCTTACAGAACAGATAACAGACGCGACAAAGGGTAAAAATCTCAAGGCTATATTTGTGGGTACGCGGGCTGCTGTTAATAGCGGTGTAAAGAGCCTGCTCAGATACGGTATAGGCATACGTACACTTTATGCGCTGTTCAGTAAGCTGAAAACTTATACGGTCGAAGCAGTAAAGGCTTTTGCAGAAAATGACCCGGATACGCAAAAGAGCATCAATGAGCTGAAAGCATCCTTGCAGGGGCTTAAAGGCTCTTGGGGAGCGGCATTTGCGCCGATCCTTAATGCGGTCATTCCTGTACTGCAAACGCTTATAGGGTGGCTTGCAAAGGCAGCAAGCGCCATTGCACAGTTTTTCGCAGTGCTGAGCGGTAAAGGCACGTTCAAAAAAGCCATAGCGAATACTGGCAAGCTGTCATCTAACCTCGGAGGCGCGGCGGACAATGCCAAAGAAGCAAAAAAGCAACTGATGGGCATTGATACGCTGAATATCATGAACGATACCAACACCGGCAGCGGTGGAGGTGGCGGCAGCGCTGGCAATGCTTTTGTCTTAGTGGATGAAGCCGTCAATATGGATTCTTTTACTGGCAAACTTGCCCTTTCGTTCAAAGATGTTTTTCTCGACTGGAATGATCTTACGGGCGAGCAAATCGCCGAAAAGATTATTGCCGGACTTACCGGACTTGCCGGTGGCGTAATGGGCTTTATGATTGGCGGCGTTCCCGGCGCTATTGTTGGCACGCTTGCCGGTTTGTCTATTGGCCTTGTTGCCGATTCTCTTATATTTGACCATGACGGCAATCTAAGTGCAAATGAGATATTCAAAAGCTTGCTATTGCTGCTTATGGGAGTTGCGGGCGGTCTGATCGGCTTTTCTCTTGGCGGTTTTGCCGGTGCGGCGCTCGGTGCGACGGTTGGTGTGGGGCTTGCCCTCGCTGTGCGCGATGTTGGTGTTGAAGTCACGTCTAACTGGTCGGAATCGACACTGCTTGAAAAGTTCGCTATTGTTCTGGGCGGTTTAGCTGGTGGGCTGATTGGCTTTAGCGTCGGCGGTCCAGCGGGGGCGGCTCTTGGCGCAGCAATGGGGATATTGCTCGCCATGACTATAAACAATCTCGATCTTGATAAGAAATGGATACCTCAAGTGAAAAAGTGGCTATGGGACGACGGCATCTTAAAAATCCTTGAGGAAGTAAAGTATTTAACGATCGTGCCTGCAACAAATTTAATAAACGGAATTGTAGATAAGTTTCAAGGCCTTAAAACGAAGCTGTCCGGGATAGTTGATCAGATCAAAAATCTGTTCAACTTCCAATTCCAATTACCACAACTGCGACTGCCGCATATACAAGTACAATGGCAGGACGCGGGCGCACTTGCTCAGTTTTTTGGGCTGACAAAAATACCGCATCTTAGTGTCTCGTGGTACGCGAAAGGCGGCATTGTTGATGGGGCTACACTCATTGGAGCGGGCGAAGCTGGCAAAGAAGCTATCGTTCCGCTTGAACGTAATACGCAGTGGGTGACTATGGTCGCAAATGAGCTTGCCGACATCATGTTTGACCGCATGACGGACAAGTTTGCCGGGCTGAATATGCGAATGCCTGCTGTTGCTGGCGGCTTTGTCGCGCCGCCTAACGCGTTCTCTTCCGGCAGCTACGGCGGTATATCCCCCGAGCTGGAAAGCAAACTGGACGCGCTTCTCGACCGGCTGAGTGGCGGCAATGTTGGCAAGATCGAGCCGAGCGACGTTTACCTTGATAAGCGTAAAGTCGGTGAGATCATGTACACCTATACCGAAGAGAGAAACAGGGGGCGGGGCAAATGAAACTTATAGTAAACGGCGTTGATATGCTCCCTTATCTCGATGGCGGCGGCTATAAGGTCACGCGGGAGGACGGTGACAGCCCGGATGCGGGGCGCACGATGGATTACACCATGCACCGCGCGAGGATCGCGACAAAATTCCGCATAGACGCGACCTTTAAGATGCTGTATACCGCCGACGCGGAAATTGTTCTGCCCGCGCTGATGCCTGAGTATGTCGAGGTCACTTATACAAACCCTTGGCTCAAGGGCGACCAGATAACCACGATGTACAACAGCACCGGCAGCGCGACGGTCGACACCTCATTCGGCGACGGGAAAGACCGCTGGATAATTGAAGCGCTCGCGCTTGTGGAGAGATAACTATGCAGACGACGAGCGCACTGTACAAAGAAATAATCGCCGGTGACCATTGGTTTGAAACCAAGCTGGTAATCGGCGACGAATTTTACCTCATAGACGAGAGCAAAAACTATATCACGTTTGGCGGGACGCGCATTTACTACGATTCCGACAGCGGCGGGTATAGTGCTAATATGCTGAAAGAGATAAAAACCACTCAGCACGTGTTCACTGACGACAAGCCCGCTGTTGGCTGCTGTGTGTCGGCAGAGATAGACGTGACGATGATAAAGCCGACGGCAACGATTGCAAAAATGTCTTCTCTGAAGCCGTTCGTGCGCGCTTGCAACGCCGCAAAGCATAGCGAGTGGATACCCAAGGGCGTTTACTATATCGATACCAGAAACGACGGCGAGAGCACGGACGAGATAGTGTTCCACGGCTATGACGATATGCTGAAAGCGGAAGCGGACTTCCAGACGACCGGCGACATCGGCACATGGCCGAAGACAGACATTGAAACTGTGCGCTTTATTGCCGCGCTGATGGGCGTAGAGGTCGATCCCCGCACGGTGGACATTATGCAACGCGGTTATCTGGTACAGTATCCCGGAGGATACGCCATGCGTGAAATCTTGGGATACATCGCAGGTATGTACGTCGGGAATTTCGTTATGACCGACGAGGGTAAACTTCGGCTCATCCGTCTGAACGAGATCGGCATAGAGACACACTATCTCGTCGATAACGCCGGGTATTCCATCAAGTTCGGGGGTGACAGAATACTTGTCTGATTCCGTTTTTATCGGACGCAGCGCGGCAGGGTATACGACTACGCCTGCGCTTGCGAAATACACAAAGGTTGTTATCAACATCGACGACGACAACTATGTTGAGGCCGGAGATGGCGACAACGTATTAGAACTGTCATGCCCATGGGCAACGGCGCAGATGGCAGCAGATATCCTTGAAAGTATCAAGGATTACAGCTATCAGCCATACGATACGGATTGGGCAAAGCTCGATCCGGCGGCGGAGCTGGGTGACGGCGTGACCATAAACGGCGCATTCAGCGGTATTTTCGCCAAAGAAACGACGTTTTCAACGCTCATGGCGGCGCGTATAGCCGCCCCGCAGGATAACGCCGTTGACCATGAATACCCGTATAAATCGCAGACAGATAGAAAGGTAACGCGGCAATTCTCTGAGACCCGCGCGAGCCTCCGCGTGAACGCAGATAATATCGCCGCTGAGGTCTTGGCGAGGGAAAACGGCGAAAAAGAAATGCGCGCCACGCTTCAACTACACGCATCGGAGATCGCCGCGAGAGTGACGCAGAACGGCGGCGATAATAAAAGCTTCGGTTGGTCACTGACCGCTGACGGCTTTATACTGTCCAGCAACGGACAGCAGGTGTTCAAAGCCACGAAAGACGGCGTTGATATCACCGGCAAGATAACCGCCACAAGCGGTTTTATAGGCAATAAATCAAACGGGTTCACCATCAGCTCTAACGCGATATATAACGCGCTGTCGTCGCTGTACGGTACGACAAACGGCGTGTATATCGGCACGGACGGCATAGCTCTTGGCGGCGGCAAATTCCGTGTTGACAGCGGCGGCAATCTGTATGCCACAAGCGGCACTTTTACCGGCAACGTATACGCAAATCAAATACAGGTGGGCGGCGACGCGGGCTATATCGAGGGCTCGCAAGTGGGCAACGGCACTATATCGACCGCGAACACAAACGGTTATCTCAACGGTGGCGTCGCAAATGGGTATTATGCCGGCGATGTGTTTTCCGGCGCAGCTGTGGCAAGCGCAATGACCGCAACCAGTGGCGGAATTACGGGGAATAGGTTGTTTAAATTGTACGGATATACTGTCGCACTTAGCTACATAAAAGACTATTCGGGTGAATTTTTCCCCGTTTTGACATTCGTGTAAGGAGGAAGCATGGATAAAATTATATTCGCGGACAACAGCGAATATAACTGCGGCTTTTGCGGTCTCGCCACGGTGGGGCTGCTTTTCGTCACACTGACGGGCATTTCCTTTGCAGAGGGCGCGGTTATATTCAGCGACGAGAAGAAAACCGGGAAAATACGATACGTTGCGGCAAACGGTGAAGAGACGGTGTTTGACCATTACACAAAGTTCGAATACCTTGTCAATGAACCGACCGGCGGCGTTCGCGGCGCGCTGAGACAGCAGTATGCAAGTGAGGTGCAGACCAATGAATGAGAAGATAGATGCAATAATCGCCGTGCTTGACGGCTTGCGCATAGACGGCATGGCGAACTTCGAGCGGCTTGTGTATGTCAAGCTGCTCCTCGAACAGTTGAAAGAAAAGGAGTGATGACCTATCGCGGACAAAACTGTTTCTGAGCTTCCGAGAGCTTCGTCAGTAACAACAGCAGATCTGTTTGTACTGGAACAGGCAGGACAGGCGAAGTCACTGACTGGGCAAGTGCTTGTACGCGACCTCGCAACAGCGCTCGACGGGCACGGCGGCATAAGCAGCATCACGCTGAACGATGATTACACACTGACCTTTACCATGGCCGATGAAACCACGGTCACAACGACCTCAGTGCGCGGCGCAACGGGCGCAAAAGGCGACAAGGGCACGGACGGGCGTGCTATTACAAGCGTGACTAAGACCGATACCAGCGGCCTTGTGGACACGTATAAAATACAGTTTTCCGATAACACAAGTACCACATTCACGGTGACGAACGGCGCAAGCATAAAATCTATTGCCAAGACCGGCACAAGCGGCCTTGTGGACACGTACACGGTCACACTGACAGATAATACGACCTCCACCTTTACCGTGACGAACGGCAACGGCATAGCGTCGATCGCTCTGCAATCCGGCACTCACGCAGCAGGCACAACCGACGTATACAAGATAACCTTTGACAACGGACAGTATACCACATTCAGCGTTTACAACGGTCTGAATGGCTCCGGTTCTGTTGCGACTGTTAATGATAAGCTGCCTGACGCTTCGGGCAATGTTTCGCTTGCTGCTACCGATGTCGGCGCAGCTCCCGCGATAAAAACGGCAACAGTCACGCTGCCGGTCGCATCGTGGACGGGCAGCGCATCGCCGTACTCACAGACGGTTGAGATCGACGGCACCACAGCAAACAGCCGCATTGACATTAATCCGGATGCTACCGTTATGAACGGCGCAATGGAGGGCGGCTACGGCCTTGTATTTGGCAACAACGCCGGAACTATCACCGCCTATGCAGTCGGAGATAAACCCACTGCGGCAATCACCGTGCAGGTGAGCATCACGGAGGTGACAGCATGAGCGAGATATTCGGCAATGGCGTCATGGGCGGTGGGGGACTGACCAACTCAAAGCTTGCCCTTGCCAATGCGCAGGCCGCAGATGTCCGCAGCGAAAAAAAGTTCTACGCCGGGGATAAGCAGATCAAGACCGGCACTCTCTCCGACGTCACGCAGGCTACGCCCGCGATAACGGTCGACGCTGCCGGAAAAATCACCGCCTCGGCCACACAGGCCGCGGGCGTAGTCGCCGCCGGGACTAAGTCCGCAACGAAGCAGCTGCCAGTTCAAGCGGCGAAGACTGTAATTCCCTCGGCATCCGCCCAGACCGCCGTCGGAGAGGGTGTATTCACGACCGGGATCGTCACCGTCGCCGCCGTCTATGCTGTGATCGACGTGACATACCCCTCGGGGAGCGTCTGCACCTGCACGAACGGCACACTGACGCTGACGGCGAAAGACACGAGCGGCAAGGCGCTGTTCGTTATCCCCTCCGCCGGGACGTGGACGGTCACGGCGGTCAGCGGCAGCAAGAGCACGAGCAAAACGGTATCAATCAACGCCGAGGGACAGGCCGAGACCGTAACGCTGATGTTTGAACTGGTGCTGTTTGACGGCTCGAATGGCGGCGATGTTACCGCACTAACGGGTGGTTGGGAAGCTGATGGACATTTTTCTTCAAATATAGTGTTCAGTGTTGGCAGTGATAGAATTAGTTTCAACTATGCAATCACTCAAACGCAAGGAACAATAAAGCGCACATGGTTCATCTATACAAAAAATAGCATAAATATGGCTAATTATACGACGCTCCATATTACGTTTGCAACCATGTCGGGTGGTGACAAATGGGGCATCGGAGTAAACACAGAAATACCCTCTGATTTTTATTCAGATAACCCGTCCCTTACAGCCAAAACCGCGACGACCACAATTAAAAATAATCAAACATTGACATTGTCTATAAGCAATATATCTAAGGGTTACGTAATGGCGTATGTTTCAAAATCATTCGATGGCAGTATATCAATGGCGTGCGATATAACAAGAGTCTGGCTTGAATGAGGAGGTATGACAAATGACGATCTACATAGACGGTGATTATAAATGCTATGTCTCCCCGGCTGAGGGGCGAACAGCTATAGAGACTGACGCATTTAACGGAAAATGCGCCCGCTACATAGAGAGCTACCGCTTCGTCCCCGAGGGCGGGACATGGACGCGCGAGGACGGCGAGGTGTTCCGGGGCGAGATGATGGCACCGTGGAAGGATCTGGGCGAGGCGTATGCGGCGCAGGCGGCGTATGTAACTGCGCAGAATGCGCAGTATGAAGCGGCATTGACCGCCATCGAAAACGCGTTGGAGGTAACAACATGACCATTGAAGAAAGAGCGGAACGCTGCCTTAACCGCATAGCGGAGATAAAGCAGGGCGGCACGGACGAAGAAAAACAGGACATGCAAAACGCCTTGAACGTGCTGGGGGTGACAGTAAATGAGTAAAGGCAAATGGACGATGGCTGCGGAGGAAGTAGCCGCCGACACCAAGACCGCACTGCAAACGGTTTATGACGCGCTGAATCACGGCCAGCAGCAGAAGATACTCAAGGACGCTCGGGTCAAGGCTCTGTTCGACCGGTACGGCGTGGAGTATACGGAGTGAGGAGGTAACTGAGTAATGGACGACGATAAGACCGACAGCGGCTTGCTGACGGAAGATGCCCGGGAGAGTGTAGACCCGACAGGGTGGCTGCTCTTAAGATTTACGACAGTGACATGAGGAGGGAACCATGGGAATTATTGACAATGCCGTGACTCGCGCGCTGGAGATAGCGGCGGACGACAGCCACGGCTACGATCAGGCCAACCGCTGGGGGCCTGACTACGATTGCAGCAGTCTGGTGATCTCCGCTTTCAGAAAAGCAGGGGTTCCCCTCAGCTGCACTTACACCGGCAACATGCGCGGGGACATGCTGCGCTGCGGCTTTGAGGACGTGACGGGCAGCGTCGATCTCACGACCGGCGCGGGGCTTGAGCGTGGGGATGTGCTCTTAAACCACGTCCACCACACCGCCCTGTATATCGGCGGCGGACAGCTCGTGCAGGCAAGCATCAACGAATATGGCACTACGACCGGAGGCCGGACCGGCGACCAGACCGGGCGCGAGATATATACACGCGGGTACTATAACTATCCGTGGGACTGCGTACTGCGCTATACCGGGGCAGAACCGGACACGGTGCCGGCCACAAAGAAGCCGACACGCTATGTCACTGTCGAGCTGCCCATGCTGGAGGACGGACAAACCGGCGTGGTTGTTGCCATGCTTCAGGCGGCCTTGAAGTATCTCGGCTATGATCCTAAATGGATCGACGGTGAGTTCGGAACGCGCACGCGCAATATGCTCATGGCTTATCAGTCGGAGCACGGCCTTGAAGCTGACGGCATCTGCGGCGCGGCCACGTACAAGAGCATAGTGGGAGGTGAGCGGGAATGAAGAAAATCCTGGTATGACCGGCAGGGAAAGTAACTATAAGCACATAGAACCCTAACTTTAAGCATGAGGTAAAGGCACATGGACGAAGCAGTTAAACTCGCAGAGATTGAGCAGCGGTGTAAGAGCAACACGCACCGCATTGACGATCTCGAAGTCCGACAGGACAATCTGGACAAGCTCGCGACTACCATGTCGGTGATGGCTAATGAGCAGGAGCACATCAAGACCGACGTTGGGGAGATCAAGAGCAACGTAAAAAAGCTCACGGACAAGCCCGCTAAGTATTGGGACACAGTCGTAGGACTCATCATCTCAGGCGTAGCAGGTTATGTTCTGGGCATGTTTCTGAAATAAGAAAGGAGCACAAACATGGAAATGATAGGCATAGCGAGCGTGGCGGCAATCACCGTCATAGCGTATCTCATCGGCGAAGGTATTAAGGTTACTGGCCTTGACAACAAGTGGATTCCGGTTATCTGCGGGATCTGCGGCGGCGCGCTGGGCGTCGTCGGCATGAAGATCATGCCGGACTTCCCAGCGACGGATTACATAACCGCTGTCGCCGTCGGTATCGTGTCCGGCCTCGCTGCAACCGGCGCTAACCAGATCGTTAAACAGCTGGGCAAAAACGAATAATTATTAACACGCGCCGCGTGCAGTCAAAGGCCTGCGTGCCTACGTGGGCGCAAACAGAAAAATCCTTGTAAACCGACAAAAACGGAGGACAGATGAAAGAATCCGTGAAAGATTTCTGCCGCTTGAATGGGCTGAATCAGCGATCAGCAAACCTTGTAGACATGCTATATAATGCGTACATAGGAAGTGAGGCTAACGACAACAGCAGAAATAAGAACCAGTCTGATAACGCCGGGGGAAAAGAACAAGCTGCAATTTCCGAGAGCACTAAAGGAGCAGTTTGAACGCGACTGCGGCTTTACCGACGAGGAGTTGACCATATTCCGCATGAGGGCGCGGGGAATGAGCATCTTGCAAATTTCCTTTGCTCTTCAAACGGAAACCGAGCTATACGGCACTGAGAAAGTCGAGCGCCGTATACGGAGCATAAAAAATAAAATAGCTGCCGCGATTGATGGCTAAATAATGTGTTGATGAGGGCTAACCGATGGGTTAGCCCTCTTTTTTTATGCGAGAATATCAGCAGAAAGGACGTGACGTAATGGATTACCCACAGTATTACCAACAGCCCCCGCAACAGCCACAGCAGCAGTTCTACGGCGGCTATCAGCGGCCTATACAGACGGTGCAGCAAGCTGCGCCGGGATACGTCTGTAAGCCCGTGACGAGCCGAGAAGAGGCCGTAGCGACGAGCACGGACTACTTCTCTCTTGGTGTTGTAATGCCAGACTTGGGGCACGGCATGATCTATCTCAAGCGCTTTAACCAGCAGACTGGATCATCTGACTTCTTCGAGTTCCAGCGGTATATACCGGAACAGTCTGCACCGGTGGAGTATGCGACAAAAGCCGACCTTGACGCTCTTCGGGCGGAGCTGACACCTAAAAAGAAACGGAGGGCAGACGACGATGAATAACCTTTTCCCGCCGCAAATGGCAAGAAATATAAAGGGGATGGCGACAGAGGCAATAGGCACCATGAAGCAGATGGGGCAGATGGCCACAGATGCGGAAATGGTAATGACACTGATAAGCGCCTATAAGTCGGGGAACTTCTTACCAGCGTTGCAGCAGATGGCGTCACAGAATCCGAAGATGGCACAGGCGGTGACGATGCTGCAGGGTAAGGACGCTAACAGCCTTGCACAGATGGCGCAAAACATGGCTGCCGAGCGTGGCACTACAGTAGATGAACTAGCCAAGGAGCTTGGCCTCAAATAAATAAAAATCCTATCAGTTTTGCAGGTCTTGATAAAAACTGCCCCGACAAATGCAGACGGGGCGCGCGACCCGTGTGTAAATAAACTGATAGGAGATTTTTTATGGCAGACGATTTTATAAGCGGATTCCTCGCCGGGCAGGGCGACGGTAATTCTAATCGCGGCGGAATGTTCGGCGGTGACGGATGGTGGGCTATCATCATCTTTGCCCTGATCTTCGGCTGGGGGCGCGGCGGCTATGGCGCTGGCAATGGAGCCGGTGACGGCGGTTCGACTGGTACAGGCGCGGCGATGGCCGGGTATGTTCTCACGTCGGATTTTGCGAACCTTGAGCGCAAACTCGACGGTGTAAACAACGGCATCTGTGACGGCTTCTACGCGATGAATACCGGTATGCTCAACGGCTTTGCAGGGGTCACTCAGGCGGTCACAGGCGGCTTTTCTGCGGCGGAGCTTGCAAGGTGTAACCAGCAGGCGGCACTCATGCAGCAGCTCAACGCGATGCAGATGCAGGCACAGGAATGTTGCTGTGAGAACCGCGCGGCTATTGCGCAGGTGCGCTACGATATGGCTACACAGGCTTGCGACACCCGTAACACCGTGCAGGTAGCAGCTCGCGACATCATAGACAGTCAGAACGCGGGAACCAGAGCTGTCCTTGACTTCCTGACTAACAGCAGACTGCGCGATCTTGAGGCGGAGAACTCCACACTGAAGCTTGCGGCGTCTCAGGCGGCGCAGAATAACTACCTTGTCAACACTCTGCGCCCTGCACCCATACCGGCGTATCAGGTGCAGAACCCCTATTCGTATGGCGCGAACGGTTGCGGCGGCTGCGGCGGCTGCGGCAACTATTAAGCAAAACTGATATCGGGGCGGGGATAACCCGCCCTTGAAAGGAGATTACTATGTCATGTAAACCCGTATGTCAGCTTTGCCCAAAGCTGATACTCAGCCAAGCGATAACGTTTGCCGATGGCAACGTAGTTGTCAACCTCCCGGACGGCAGCTATACCAACGGCGGGAAATACTGTATCGTGTTGGCACAAACCATACCCGCGACGGCGACGATCAACGCGCCGGTCGTGTTCACCATCGGCACGGGGACAACTCAATTTCCGCTGACAAACCGCTGCTGCGCACAGGTGACAGCGTGCGGAGTGCGGACGCGGACGAAGTACAGCACCATCGTTGTCACGAACTCAACGGGCGCGACGTTCCGCATGATCGGAAACCCATGCTGCTCTCCGAGCAACAATCTTACCGCAGTTAACGCGGCAACAGGAGGTGCGACAGCATGAGCAGAACCGACCGTATAATGAGAATCCGCGACTATCAGCCGCAGGACAAATACCGTGACCGCCGGGGGCGCGAGCATTACGACAATGGCCGCTACGCGCCGCGCAATGAATACCGCGACAACTACCGGGATGACTATTATGAGCGCCGCAGAATAGGCTTTGACTACGATGCGCCGCGTATGGGTGATCCGGCGAGCTATGGCGGGGACTATGAGCGCGGTTATGGCGGCGGCAGTATGTACAACGGCATGAGCCGCGAGATGGCGGATGAATGGATGCACGACCTTGAAAATGAGGACGGCAGCAGGGGCGCACATTGGAGCTACGATCAGACGTCAAATCTTCTTAGTCAGAAGAAATACGACTGCGATCCGATAGAGTTCTATGTTGCAATGAATATGCTATACTCTGACTATTTCAAGGTTGCAAAGAAATTCAACGTCAACAACACAGAGTTCTACGCCGATCTTGCCGAAGCGTTCCTCTGCGACAAGGACGCAGCAGACGATAAGCTCATAAGATATTATGAGTGCGTCGTAGACTAAGCCGGAGGCCGGGGACAATCCCCGGCCTTTGCCGAATTTGTGTTAATAATACGTTGATAATAGAACGGAACGGATAAGAACGGAACGGAATAAAAAAGTGACAGGATTCGCGAAAAACTTCGTAAATCCTGTCATTTTTGGTGGAGATAAGCGGGATCGAACCGCTGACCTCTTGAATGCCATTCACGAAAAATGCACCTATTTTCAACGGTTTGCGGGCTTTTGTTGATAGTAGG